CGTGCAGAGGAAATAAGCATGAGATCATTAATGAGGACTTCAGAAGAACTAAACGAGTTCATGCAGTGCTCATCAACTTCCTCTTGAGTGATAAAGGGAAGACTAACATACTTCCCACAAATATGGTAGACACTAATGATATTATTGCCTACCTTGTCCATCTCACCCTTAATGGCCCTTGCAAGATCCTGCATCTCAGGCTGTGCATCACTGGCGAGCCTAAGATGCAGGAAGTTCTCCCACTCAGTAGCAGTCACAATCACGTTAATGTACTGGAAGGGTTCAAGGATTCTATTGACGTGTTGCTTATGGATGCCAAGAGCAACCATGGATTCTGCGACAGTTACTGCACTGTCTACAGCTTTAAGCCAAAGACCCTTAAAAGACTCATAGGTATCCTCAGAAGCCTCAACAGTACCAACCATGCCAGATTGATTCATGTAGACGTTAGAAGGGATAAAGGGGTCATTGCGCACCTGTTCAATAACCTTAGCTACAGGGATTGCACGGGAGCTACTGGCATTGCGGCTGAAGACCCTGTGAGTCATGAATTCACTATGGATCATCCTAGGATACCTAAGGACGAACGTATAGAGATTATCCTGATGGCAGATGCAAAGTGCTTCACTAGATCCAACTTTAGTAGTCATTATCTTCCTCATCATAGTCGTCGTCTTCATCCTCATCGTCTTCTTCATCAAGGGACTCAAGATATTCCTGATACTCGTCTTCCCAACGAGCTTCCCAATCAGATTCCATTCGATCAAGTTCCTTCTGAGTCTGCATAATTGCCTCTCTTTTAAAAAATAAATGGTACCCTAGGAGGGAATCGAACCCACACGAGCGTTCCTTCTCCACTGATTCTAATTCAGTTGCGTATACCATTTCGCCACTAGGGTATAAAGTTACATCTTAACTCAAGCTAGCATCTGCGCTGAAACTAGGACTTCCTCACTTCTCTTATTGTGAGAGGAGCACAATCAACTAGCGTATTTGGTCTCTCCTACAGGATTCGAACCTGTGACCGTATGCTTAGAAGGCATATGCTCTATCCAACTGAGCTAAGGAGAGTTTTGTTCTTTGTGAATATTGATTATTGCTTCAAGTCGTCTATTGGTGTCTCTGAGTATCTTAACACCTTCCCCGTGTAGTTCTGCACCTTCTGACAGTAGGTTTCTACACTGGATGATTGACTCTGCATAAGCTCTATCGGTATGTTGCATGATGGCTTTGTTTCCTGCATTGATGTTGTACTGCAGGCGGTTAACCCGCTTATCAATAGCAGATTGCACAGCATCAGCGGTAGCCATGTCTTTAAGAAGTAAGTTAATCGTCGCATCCTTTCTTTCCTGTAGAGTCTTTAGTTCCGTTAAGTGAGCTCGTTGTTCCTCTAGGTGAATCTCTTGATTTCTTTTTTCCTCAAGAGATTCACCTAGAGCCAGTCCCAGAATGAACGCAAGGATAACCATAAGAGATTTCACATACTGCATACTCTCTCCCTAGGAGTATTGATTTTATTCAATGCGGACAACATCCCCTTCTTCAGGGTCTCCATTAAAGTCCTTAAAGACACCCTTGGAGAAGGTTACCTTACTCCAGAACGCCTCAGTATCTTCATACCTAGCAAACTTAGCGCCCTTATACCATCCCTTAACATCAAAGCAAGGGCAGTCTTTGTTGACGCCTGCAAAATCTCTGTGGCCAAGTACATCGACTTCATCTTTATAGTACCCTCTGAGGTAATCCAGTAGACACTTAAGAGACTCCTTCTGTTCCTCTGTAAAGTTGTCTACGGACTTGCCCTTAGCATCCACACCACCAATGAGGCAGATACCAACAGAGCAGTTGTTGTAACCCTTTACATGGGAACCAATGGCCTCTAGGGGCCTACCTCTCTGGATGGTACCGTCAGTAAGAATTACAAAGTGGTAACCAATACCCAACCACCCCTGCTGTCTGTGCATCTGGTCAATGGTTTTCCACGTAAAAGATGGCACATTCTGAGTGGCAGAGCAGTGAACGACAAGATATTTAGTAGTCTCTCTATTCTTATAAGAGACAAAAGATTTATGCTCCTCAATCTTTGGAGCCTTGAAAGAAACCATATTTTAATTAACCTTTATTAAGAAGAATACCTTCAGGGATTACCTTGGGATCCTCTTTAATCCATTCAAGGGGGATTGTTTTGTCGGAATATTTGATCCCATTCTTTTCACAAAAGGACGCATAAGTTGTTTTGCTTCCTTTGTAAATAGGGGTTTTGGATCTACTAAAGACAAAGCGAATGTCCAACTCGGGGTGTTGAGCCTTAATTAAAATATGTTTCTTCCTATCTTCAGAATCCCATACACCTTTAGTTTCTATGAGAATCCCATTAGGCAAAACGAAGTCAGGAGTATATTTGTGCTTGCTTTCGGGCACAATATACTCCAGATACTTCTCCTCATAATGAGGCTCAATACCGAAGGCCCTGAGGGAGTCTGAGACTTTCTCCTCAAGGCCGCTTCGGTAAGTTCCCTTGTTGTGCATCCTCTTTTTACTATAGGCCGCACTACGGGTAGTCATCTATTACTCTGCATGCTCCTTAAGCAGGTTTCTACGAGAGGGGAGCATAACCCTACATCCTTCATGAACCTCATCTTCATAAATGTCATACTCATAAGAGCCAAAAACTCGAATGAAGTATTTATTGTCACTATCGCTCCAATCGAACAGGATTTGTCCAATCATAAGGTCGGGACGGCAGAAACACTCTGTAGATTCATCATCAGGATCAAACATGACAAGGACACAGGCGCCACCAACACCACTAAGATCCTTGCTAAGGAATTCCCCAATGCTGTAAGGCTTATCGTACTCGACTACTTCAGCATCTTCAAAGATAAGATCCTCAACATTGACATCGAACGTAAACGAGTAGGGCATCACTTCATAGATGAACCTAGCGTCATAGTAGGCGGTGTTGCTCTTGAAGTGCCGCTTGTCACCAGAGATGGAGCAATAGAAGCCTCTTGGTTCCTTACCTTCCTTTTCAATGTACCAGTTGTAATGCTCAATTGCGGACTCAAGAGCCTTTTCAAGGCCTTCGTCAGTAAGGAGGAGGCCAAGCCCCTCACGCAGTTTAGGGCCGAAAGTAAACTTAGTCATTTAGAAATCTCCGGGGACATCGTTGTCAATATCTTCAAAGCTCTTAGAGGAATCCTCAGGCTCCTCACCGTTATAACCCTCTTCTTCTTCAAAGCCATAAGAGGACGCAGAGGAATCACCGAACTCATTCAGAGAGATAACCTGAACTGCAAGGAGTCGCAGGGAAAGCCCACAGGTACGCGTAGAGGGCATGTAGTACGGGTTGGCAGTGAAGGACACCTTGATGACACTGTCTCGACCGATGTTGACGTCAATGGGCTTCCCCTTAGAGTCAAACTGTCGGATCTTGACGGGAATCTTGGAACCATCCTTCTTCGTAATGACCGCCTTCTGCTTGAACTTCATCACAATGCGGCCTTCTTCATCCTTTTCATAGATGTCCTGAGTCACCACCTTGCGACCCTTAGAAATGGCCTGCTTGACATTGTCGTCATTCTCATAGAAGTCCTCAAGGACTGCCTCGAGCTTAGACACGAGGGAATTGGTCTTCTCATCATCTTCCATGACAAGATTGACCTTGTAGTCACCCTCAGGATTGAACTTCGTGTCAGGAGTCTTGAGAGCGGGATACTGTGCGAGACCCTTGGGGGTCGTAAAACGATTGTTGTTGCTAGACATTAATTACTTCCTTGTTTGTTTAACCTAGGGAGGCTTGAACACTCTCCCTAGGAGTATGGATTTTATTAGTTTAACCTAGGGAGGCTTGGTTACTCTCCCTAGGAGTATGGATTTTATTAGTTGGGGTTAGCTAAAGGCGTACATGGACTCCTTGACTCGCTCAAGATCAAGGTTTCCCTTAGAGGGAATCTCAGGGAGCTTGTCGACCATCTTAGGAGACAAAAGGTTTTCAATGTGATCGTGAAGATCCTGCAGTACATCATTCTTACTGTAGGTATCTACAAACACTTCCCTAACGGTCGTGAACATGATGTCACCATGTCCTGCAGGTGCCCCATAGGAGTCATGAATCATCGCAAAGGACTTGACGCCCTTGTCGACACAAGAGCACACCGTAAGCATAAGGTGGGAGGCATCCATGCTATGGACGTAGTTGGGTGCAATACCCTGCTTCTGTTTTCGGGTATCAATCTCGGGGGTACTCTCGTACACCACGGGGTTGATAGAGGCACCTTCCTCAATCTGGCTATCTTCCTTGAATGGCTCCTTGACTCGAATGGTTCCAGTAGTAAACGTCCTGAGTTGCTTGAGCACAACCTTGTTGTACTTCTGTTTTACAGGGAATCCCGCAGGGGTAATCCAATAGGTAGGCATACTTTGGCCGTTAATATCCTTGTCCTGAGCGAGCAAGCCACTTGCAACCTGAAGCCAACCCATAGCCTCTACAGCTTTCACTACGACCCCTTGCAGGGCTTCCCAGATCAATCCAGCCATGTACCTAGCGGACTGGCTAGGACGACTGAAGGCCGTGGGATTCTTTGAAAGAGCAGGGTAAATAGTGTCTTCCAAAACCTGTTCGGCAAAGCCAAATTTACTAGAGCCGTAGCAAAGCGTCATGGTGCTACGCTTAGTCACCTTGCGGGTAACTCCGTGCTTGAGCCATTCCGTGGCCATACTACGGGTGCCCTTCTTCAGGTAATCATCACCGTCTTCAGTTTTAGCCATGGTGTCATCGGTACCATTGTCATAGTCCTTTTTAAGGAGTTCGGTGACCTTGGTAGCGACGATGCCATAGATGTCATGAACATGATCATCAGGCATGAGGTTGACAGCTTCCCCACCGACTTCATCCCTTAGCATCGCAGAAAAATGCTGTAAGCCAGAGCAGGAGCCATCAAAGGCAATCGGGAGGTGAGACACGTAAGAGTCACCCTTATCCAGATAGTCCGACCATTCAAAGCAAAATGCAAGGAATTCCCACGGGGAATCCGTCTCAGTCCATCGGAGATCCTGCAGGGGATCCTTGGCAATAGACAGAATCATGTCAGTGTTTTCATAGACCCAAGCAATACGCTCTTCAAAGGGTTTCTTGTCAAGGCCGTAGCAGTTAGCACCCTGAAAGGCCAGCCAAGTATGCCCATTCTCACCAAGAGGCACCCCCTCGGCAAACTCAATGAGGGCTTTAGTAAAGTCATTGCCTTGAGGGCTCAACTGAGTCAAGGGATAGACACGACCACGGAAATCCAGATTATGGGGGAAATAGATTTCCATGTCGTCCTTGTAGGTGTTTGCCAGTGCGAGGACACCATTCACAAGGTAACGCTTGCTCTTACGCTTATTGTCGTCTTGATAGTAGTGCACCATAGCACTTCGCCAATCACGTTGTACCTCCTCGCTAGTGTCTGCCTCTGCAGGCCTCATTGGAGGCTCCGCAGGGGTAGCAGAGGGCATCTCAAGGGCTTCTGGGATGTGAGCCCAAGAGCAGACCTCATTGGCCACGTCGAGCACTCTACGGTTAATCCTCCAAGCCGTAGACTGGATGGCATTGACGGCCTTATACACGTTAGGCATATCAACCTCATCGTAGAGCTGTGCACACTCCTTAGAGGGCATTCTAACAAGCTGTATGGGCTTCTTGAGGTTAATCAGATAGCCCCCATCAAAAGGAGTAGTCCACGGCTTAGGAGGGATCACCATGGGCCGATTTTGGAACATGAGACTAGCCGTTTCCTTATCCTCGTGTTCCAAATACGTCAACACGTCAGGGTCAAGACAGAAAATGTAATGCACGTTTTTGTTGTCACTCATGGTTTTCTCAAGGGCACCTAAGCCAGTAGACACGATGAAAATGTCTACCAACTTAAGACCTACTTGAACCCTGTTAGCATTACCCCACTTGTTCCATCTCTTGAGTCTCTTTTCGTCTGCAAGGATTTTTTCCTTGTTTTCGACATAGCGCTTTTTGAACTGCATGGAAATACGCTTATCAAGCCCTGCATTGAACCTGCTAAGCTCTTTCTTATCCATGGTTGCAACTACCATCTTGAACCGAAGTTCATCCTCAATAGCTTCACCAATTGCAGAGGACAATTTGGTTAAAGACACGATTCCAAGGGAATTTTCAATGATGGTCCTAATGGAAATGAACGCGATTTCTTCGGAAGACAGAGTCCGAATTATGGATGCCATCACATGACGCTTACCGGGCTTTCCAGTATCAACATCCTTAAACCACTTGTCAAGGGCCTTAGTCATGACAGGGATGGCTTCACTGATCAAGACACGACTTGCACCCATATTACCAATAGTACCGCTTTCAATGGCCTTATTACGCTTAGACATGAAAGCATTGAAGGCATTTTCCTTGCTTTCAAGTTCTAATTCAATTTCCCTGTCTACACGGGCTTTGCCGTATTTAAGACAGAGATCGTCATATTCATTTTCACCATCAATTCTAAAACTATTCAATTTATCATAAGACATAGGGGTTACCTCTAGTTATATCTATAGATCTTTTATACTCTTTTATATAGGGTTATATAGGTGATGATGTAGGATATTACCCATAGTTAAACTATAGACTCCTGTGGTTTCCTTTGGATTCCCTTAGGAGTCTATAGCCTCTTTCACCCTCTCCCTAGGAGCATGGATTTTATTAAATCCTCGTGTCTCCTCTAATCATTGATTTTACCTTTCTCAACACACTCATCGTTGACATAGATGATACCGAATGACTCGAAAGTACGCAACCATTCGGCATAAGTCAGGTATTTGTTTCTGTCTTTCTCTGCGGATTCCCCTGCTTTGCGTCCCGCTCTGAACGCATATTTAATCATATTGCCCTTAAGGAATCCAATGAATTCCTCATGAGATAATACATTGAGCATCAATTCAATAGGCTGGACAGCTCCCATGTAATGGGTACTGGTTTCAGGCTTTCCACTATTAACAGTGTTAATTTCTTCCATTTTGTCCCCTTTTAGTAATAGATTCCCATAAGTTTGCAAATAAAGACAAACAGGGGAAAGATTCCAAGAATGATTGCAATTCCAATGAATACAATCAGGTATTCTTTAAGATTAAGCATTCTCAATCTCCTTAATGTAATTATTCCACATTGACAGGATTGCATTCATAACACTTCCGTGCATTGAAGCATTTCCAATGAGTTCCATAGAGCCTCCTTTCTTGAACTTGTAGAGCTTGCCCTCTACATTTTCACCCCCTGAATATTTACCGGTGAAAGTGTAGATAGACTCGCAGTCCGTAAAGGTGACTGCATATGCCCCATCTTTCCAACGATAGAAAAGAATAGAGGCTACGTCAGAGCATTCGATGATGGTGGTGATGCGAGTATACATGATGTCTCCTGTAGACGCTCCTAGGTGCCTTAATTTGGCTCCTAGGGGCATTCCTTTAGTTGTTTGTTGTGACTAGCTTTGCTAGCGTGACTAGCTTTGCTAGCGTGGCTAGCTTTGCTAGCGTGGTTTCTAGAGATCTAGCTGTTACTTGAGCTTAGCACTATGAATCTGGATAGCCTTTCGAGCTTTGCCCTTGTGGGAACCATGGATACCTAAGACAACGATTGCCTCCCTATCCTTTGCACACAACCTACAGCCCTTGCAGGTGATGCCTTCTCGTGTCTGTGCGGGGCACTGGACAGCGGTGAGACCATGAACTTCTCTGAGTAGCCTAATGTCATCTTTGGGGTTGACGCTAGTCAACACAGTGTTAAAGCCCTTTGCTTTAGCAATGCGAGCGTCAGGTCATCTTGAGAAGACACGAAACGCCTGTCGGTCTCATCGTCTGCCCTCTCCCATGTCTTGACCGTTCGGATGCCCTCTGCGTAGCATCCAGAGCCCTTAAATGGGCACCTGTTGGGGCATGAGCTCTTTGAGGAGTACGACTGCATTATGTCTCCTGTCTTGGTGTTTCCCGATGACTTGAGAAAGATCATTTTCATGGCGTGGATTCCTTTCATTGGGGTTTAGGCTAGCCAGATACGGACACACTCAGCATAGGTGCCCGTGATCTCGTCTTTACAGAAGACCGGGTTAATCGTCCCGTCTTCTTCTTCGTCGACGATGATGGATCGTCCTTGCAATACCTCATCATCAAACTGGGCGACCATAGCGGCCTCTCCGATGCTCTCAGTGGCATCCATGGGAATGATACCCGTGTAGTCACCATTGATGAGAGCAGGCAGGGCCCACTCGGCGACCATGTACGACGGTAGGGTGTCCAGTACCTTTTTGACCTGTGTATTCATCTTCAATACCCCTTTGCTAGATTCAGCGGGATCCATCAGGAGAGGCCTAAGCCCCTCCCTTAGGACTCGTTAGAGATTATACCACACAATCCCCAGCGTTGCAAGGGTGATGATCATGTTAACCATGACCATGCCTCCCACCATCTTGAGGGTGTCCAGAAGAGTGGTGTCGTCCTGTTCGTTGGTTTCGGTCGTTTCAGTGGCACGCATCTCGGCGGCGTCCTTGCGGAAGTTCGAGAGGGCCTCATTCGCCTTGCTAACCTCGGCGAGCATCTCAAGGAGCTCATTGATGATCGTGGAGGTCGAGAAGAACTCGACACGGCCACCGCGGGCACTACGGGCGGTGATGGATTCGAGGCGACCGTTCAGGAATTCCGCCGTGAACCTGCGGGCCGTCTGGTGATTACGGCGGCGGTCAGTATAGACGTACTGGATACGGACACGGCCATTGCCGAGATCGCGAACATTGAAGCCGCGGGCGGTATTGCCAGAGGGCAGGGAAACGATATTGTCAAAACGCATCATCATGATTTATCTCCTTAAGAATACCTCGAACCATTCGTTCGATCCATGCCCTGAACTATAAAGCACTCAGAGTCACCTGTCAAGCCCCATCGTGAAAAATACCGTAAACATGGTATCCACCCGCTGTGTCCTAGCCTGCTCTATATAGAGGGGCCCTGTGCTAGCTCCTGCTAGCTGTCGACTATCTAAAGGAGTGCCAAAGGGTACACAGCACAGATTATGCCACCCAAAGGCAAACAATTGATCCAGATCAAACCCCATATTGACCCAAATCAACCCTAAAGACCCCTGTGGATAACCCTGTGGATAACCTGTGGAT